TTCAAACTTTGTTGAGGGATAGCAAATGCGGCAATCGCAACCATTAAACCTTCGACTAAATATTTGATAGCTCTTTTCATCAATTCTTTCATATCGATATCTAACATATTATAATAAATAGAAAGAAAAAAACATTTTGCAAGAATTAAAATAATTATAATTTACTAAATATTATATTAATGTTTTTTATTGTGAAAACAACTTAAAATACTGATAGTATATTATTCTATATTATTCTATGTCTTTGCCACCCAAGAATGTTGATTGTCGTTTTAATCCTGATGGAACCGCTAACAGTAAATACGTAGATGTTCTTGACGAAGATAAACCGATTGCTGGACAAAAATTTGCATGTGTTTCATTTATTTCGCCTGAAAAAATCTTGAAATTACGTGATTTGTATAACTTTGACCAATTCCTAAAGCAATGGGATATGAATAAATCGTTAGAAAAGTTTAATCATTTCTTAAGTTTTCTTGCTTATAAATATAATTTGAATTTAGATACTATTTCTCAGGATTTACAAGAATTTTGTAAAGACGAAAAAGATAAACTTTTTGCAAGCACCCTAGAAGATGACTATAAAAACTTTTTAGATGCGAATGAAAGTAAATTAGAAGAAGGATTCATTAAAGAGAATGGATTTCAAACAAGCGTTCGTGGATTGAAAGTGCGTGGTTCTTATCCTAGCCAAGAAGAAGCCGAGCTTAGATGCAAGTTGTTACGTGAGATCGATCCTAACCATGACGTGTATGTCGGTCCGGTTGGAACATGGATGCCTTTTCATCCCGAATCATATAAAACCGGCCGTGTTGAATACTTGGAAGATGAATTAAATCAATTGATGCAAGAAAAAACAAAGAATGAGGATTCGGCTAAGGTTGAATTTGATAAGCGAGTGCGCGATACAAAGGTAAAAGCTATGGAAGAAAATAAGAAGAAAGCAATTGAAAGTGGTAATATGTTGTCTCAAACAATCGACGAAGAAGGTAATTTGGTTAGTGTGAAAGATATGCAAAAATCGGTTATCTCGGGAGGCGATACTAAAGAAATTTCAGTTGCAGATATTCGTAAAGAACTATTTGAAGGAGAAAACATTGTTGTTGATAAGAATTCGGATCACGGGCTTAGCCGAATTGCTGAAGTTCGTGAATTGCCGGATGAATTGAAGGAAGAAAATAAAACAGTTGATACCGCCGTCGTCGATGTCGAGGATAAGACAGATTAAATAATATAAAAATATATAATGATAAATGATAATAATAAATGATTTATAAACAATTTATTATTATTAAATAAGGCATATCATAATGGATACAACTATGCAAACAAATAGAGATAACCCAAGTGTTTCTATTGTAACTATTTCACAATATTCAAGGCGTAAATGTTTAATAAATTTGTCAAAAATGATAAATAGTCAAGTCTATAAAAATATTACTGAATGGATTATTGTAGATGGTAGTAGAAACCTAGAAGATTCTATGAAATATGAAAAATATATTATTTCTCAATGGAAAACATTAACTTTATTGCCATTTAACTTAGAAATTATTTATATACCTTTAAAGCCCAACCAATATTTGAGTGATTTGCGTAATACAGGTAATAATGCATGTCATGGAGACATTATAGTATGTATGGATGATGATGATTATTATCCACCAACACGGGTAAGTCACGCAGTATATCGTTTATTAAATTCATCTGCACTTATTGCTGGTTGTTCAAATGTATATATGTATTTATATTTATCTGATAAACTCATTCAATTTAAAAAGTTTAGTAATGATCATTCTACGAATAATTGTTTGGCTTATAAAAAAGAATATTTAATATATTGCTCATATAAACCTGGATTATTGTGTGGCGAAGAAAGTAGTTTTACAAATGATTTTAGTGAGCCAATGGTTCAGCTTGACCCGAAAAAATGTATAGTAGTCTCAGCGCATAGTAATAATACAGTTGATAAAATATGGATATTAGAAAAAAATGAAAACAATAGAAAAAATGAAAACAATAAAAGCATTATTAATGAGTTACCAAATGAATTTATAGATGAACTTATTCCATCGTCTACATTAAGTGAAATGAAAGAAATTTTTAAAGAAATGAATATACAATGATAATAAATTATATGAAAAATTAAAAAAGACACTTACCAAGTCTTTTCTTTTTTTCATATAATTTATTTACCCTTTCAATAAGGGTTTTCCCTCGCCTCTATTCTAATAATAAGGATGTAATCTCTCTTCCTCTTCTCCATCATCTCCTCCCCCATTTTGTTTAATCATTTCCATAATACCACGCAATGATTGAGCATTCGCTCCAGCCTTCCCCTGTTCATGATATTTCACGAACTCTCCGTGACGCGATTCTTCAAGAGTTTCAATCAATTCGGGAATAATCTGGTACGGCGTTTTCCCAAATTTATTTTGCTCTAAAACCATGTCGGGTCGGTTTTCAATCATACGCTCGAGTTCAACACGTGTTTTTAAAGCACCAAAGAACACTTCATTTTCATCACGCCAAGAAGGATGGTTATGTTCGCATGATTCGCAATCATAGTCAGTATCTATGTCAAACCCTCCTCGGATGTGTGCGATGATTGCTTCGTGAAGTTCGTTATTACGGAATCTTCCACATTGACAATTCTCCGGTTCCCAATGCAACTCATGCGTAAGGTCGGACAACGCGTCTCTTTCATCCCACCCATAAATTTCGGGCAATCGACGTTCTTCGTCGTCTGGAATGTTGGCAAGAATTTTGTTGTGATGGTAACTACAAATACCTACTTGGAGTGTATCGTCATAAGGACCATGCCCTCGCGCTAGGTCTTTTTCGCGAGGACGGCAATGGTAAATGATGTCATACACTTGTAAATCATTACTGCATCTATTCATATAAGATGCCACGCAAGTATCACGGAAATTTACTTGCTCTTCGGCGGCTACGTTCTGGTTCTGGTTCTGGTTCTGGTTCTGCATGGCTGATTCGGTATGGTCTGGCTGGTCTTAAAATATGTCGCTTTGGACAGGTAGTGATATATCAATCAACTACAAAGGGTTACTGATTATAATAAATACAAAAGTAATTCAATTTATTGAATTCTTAAAAATGTTTTTTTACCATTTTGACGTTTTTTTCACGCTAATCTTTGGTCCTTGACCACGTTTCTTAGAACTGTTTGGATCATATGAATCATCCTCGTCGTCTGAATTTAAATCTTTTGATAATTCCCAAAATTCTTTGGATCCTAATTTAAAATCGGCGTGATGTTGTGCTTTATACCAAAAAATTTGATCGTGTAGTTTATTTGATTTTGAATTATTATTAATAACTAAACATTCAAAATTTTCGGTGCACTGGTCCATAACTTGACAAAACGATTCAAATGTTGGAAACATACCAGCATAATTTTCCCAAATACGTTTTCGGTTTGCAATATAGGGTTCTCTTAGAATAAATACATAATCAATATTTGTTCTTAGATTTGGAGGAATACCTAACGGATATTGCATCGTAATAATAAGCATAATTTTCCAGTGTCTTCCATTCATAAAGAGTAAACGCATCATTTTATCTCTGGTCCAAGTTGCATCATATAAACAATCATCTAAAATAACAAATGCTCTTGGATCGATATTACATCTTTTGTATTGTTCTAATTCTTTTTTTACCTGTTTTAAAACTGTTTTTTGCCGTTTTAAAATATTCTCAATAATTGATGTATTGTATTCTTCATGAATAAATAGTTTTGGAACATGCGAACTATAAAATCCATTTCCTGCTTCAGTTCCTGATATAACTGTTCCAATAGGAATATCTTGATGGTGATAAAGTAAATCCCTTACTAAAAAACTTTTACCTGTATCACGCCGTCCAATTAAAACAACAACAGGTCCTTTATTTTCATCCGCTTTAAAGCTAATATGACGCATATCAAATTTTTTCAATTCTAGTGTCATTAATGTTTAGTATGTTTTAAGAAAATAATGATTTTGATTATCCGCAACTTATTAAATAACTAAACATGTATTAAATTATAATAACTAAATATGTATTAAATTATAATAATTAATTATTTATTTCATTATTTATAATAAAAATTAGTTAAAAATCATATAATTTATATATAATAGAACTAATAATGGACCTTAATTATAAAAAACACGATAATCGGACACTTTTTTCAAGTTTAGAAGAAAACCTAGACGTTTTTGGAATTATGCATCCTCAAAATTATATTCCAATTTATGACCGTTTTTTTAGTTTGACCGAAACAAATCATAATAATATAATATTGAATCACAACTATTGGTTGAATACACTTAAATCTAAAGAAACTCCTAATATATATCAAGGAACCGTTTTTTCTGAAAAAGACCAAAGAGAGAAAAAAAATATATTTTTAAAGTTTAGTCCTTTAATGGATCCTCTTAAATACCTTATTGGAAAATATGATAATAGTAATATAGATTTACTAAACTTACCTTCTTATACTAATACTAAAAAACCACATTCAAAAATGAAAGATAATAATAATTCTGCATACGTTGATGGTTTTTTTACATATTTATCTAGTCAATTATTACATAATCACAGATTTTTGAATGGTTTAGATTACTATGGTTCATTTTTGGCGATTAAAAAAGATTTTAGATTTGATATTTCAGATGATATAGATTATTTACATGATTCAAATTTTTTTTATAAAAATAATGGAATCATATATGAATTAGAAGATGAAAGCAATGATAAGTTAATGAATTATGATACACGTAATTATAAAAAAAAATTAAATTTTAAAAATGAAACAGATAATAGTAGTAACATAAATAATGACGATAACAAAAATACAATTTTAAATTTATCTGATATTACGGATTTGAAAGAGTTAGATAATATGTTTTCAAATAATATTTTAACGGATACTAGTTTATTAAATGTAGATGATAATAATAATAATACAACAACCACAACAATCGATGCAATTGAACCAGAATTATTATATGAAGG